GTGCCACTCTTTTTGTAGTTCAGCTGGGGGGAGGGGTACTTCTATTTGGAAAAAGTGAGCTGGTAGCAACAGGTGCAGAAAAATTTGCGGTGAAATTATGGTATAATTATCAAAAAGACAATGGGGTATTCTTAGATGGGGAAAACTGTTGTTTTAGCAATAATTTTATCAGTTTTATTTTTGGGCAGTTCAGCATTAAATTATTATATTTCAAATCATAGTAATCAAAATGATAGTTTGATAACTATATTGAAGATCAATTATAATATTTCATTAATATGGGTACTTTATATAATCATATTTATAATAACAATTAGTCCTAGTATTTACAGTAAGTTAGTAGACCCATTTAAAAATAAAATTAAGAATCAGGAAAAACTGATAGAGGAACAAAAGCAATTATTGATTTCAAAAGCGGGTTCATTAATGGATAAGTATAATGATTTACAACAATATCAAGAAAAAGAAACTTTATTGAAGTATTTAAGCAGGCTAACATCCAATAACTCGTTTATTCATTCAAGTCAACTATACAGTTATACTAAGAATATTTATAATGAATCTACCACTATTAAAGTTACATATGTTAATGGATCAGCTTCAGAGCAAATTGATATAAATGCGATAGTACAAGGTTATTATAATCTGCCCAATGATATATATTTGAAAATAAATAATATTCTACAAAAAAATAATAAATTAAATACCTTAGAAACAAAAAAGGATTTTGCCACACTAGAAATTGAGTCTGAAATTGAAGAAAATATAAAAAATGATATTGAAAGTAAAATTTCAGATTTTATAGATGAGTATTATCCCAAAATAAAAGATAAGGAACTTAAGGAACTTGATGAATTAGATTCATATATATTAGCTTTGTTAGAACTTTGTTTTGAAGTAGCTCTTAAAATTTCGAACGAAAGTGAAGAAGATATACAAGATGCAATTTGGTCATTAAATTTGTTTGATGATGAAACAAAAAATATATTTTTAAGAGAAATTAAGAGAACTGGGATTTTAACTGGTATTTTGAAAGTTAATGAACATATTTTTAGAAATGAAGGAAACAGTAACAAAAAAGGACGTATATATATTACTAGATGTTTTAAGTTGAATGGTCAGGATTATATAATTTTATTATCAATTTTCCCCAACATAGTGGATTATCCCAATTGGGAAGAGTTAATTTCCAAAGTATGTAACGATTTTGTGGATGAAATGAACAGGGAACTTAATGTACTATATAATAATGATGTTTAATTGAAAGGTGTGATAATAATGCAACAAAAAAAATCAAGGAATGCTGTTAAGTTATTTCAAAATGCGGGTATTAAGGTTGAACGCCTTACAACAACCGAAGAGTTAAAAACTAAAAACTGGATTAAACCGACAAAAGACAGAAAAGGCATGATTCGTCTTGAAACTAAAAAAAATCAAGTTTTTCAATAAATTTTAAATGGAGTTCCTTTTTTGTTGAGGTGATAACATGACAGAATATTCAAATATAAATAATTTAGATAATAATAACAATCTCCTCAAGCATTACCTTCAAAAACACTTCACCAACGACAAAATCAAACAACTCATCGAAGAATTCACCTTTTCAGAACTTCGTAAACTACTTGGTGAGTTAGACATTGAATTTTTCGCATTATGCTATTTTCCAAAATACTTCGACCGACAGTTTGGAAAATTTCACCGAGAACTATTCGCAGAATTACGCTATATGTTAGATAACAAAGGGTTAATCAACGCTTTCGGACTCCCACGGGAACACGGAAAGTCAACGATTAACTCTTTTTTATTTCCTTTATACGCTACTTTATACGATAAATCGCAGTTTACATTAATCATTTCAGCAACAGAACAGATTGCCTTGCCGTTCCTTGATATGATTAAGGATGAGTTAGAAAATAATCAATTGCTCATGGAGGATTTTGGTATTCAAAAAGGGCAACGCTGGAACAATAATGAAATATGGATTAAGTCGAGAAGTGGTTTGGATAGCTGCATTATGATTCGAGGAATAGATGGATCTTTACGTGGCGTTCACTACAAGCAACATCGTCCAACGCTAGTTCTACTTGATGACTTGCTTAAAGATGATACTGCTAAATCAGAATCAAAACGTGAACAAGTGAAATCAACGTTTCGTGATGTTGTCATTCCAATTGGTACAAGGGATACAAATATTCTCGTTGTCGGGACAATCCTTCATGAAGAAGATGTGATGTCAGATTTGCTTAAGGGGAGAATTCCAGGTGTTAGAAGTATAAAGAAAGAAGCGGTCATTCAATGGTCTGAACGTGATGATTTATGGTCGGAGTGGGAAAAACTTTATAATGATTTGGAAGACTTAGACAGGATCCATACAGCCCTGTCTTTTTTTGATGCCAATAAAGATGCAATGCTTGAGGGAACAGAAATTTTATGGGATGAATATTTGGATTATTACTATTTAATCTGCAAGAAACAAGCGATGGGCGATAAGTCATTTTATAAGGAAATGCAGAATGACCCACGTTCAACAGATGAATATATCTTTCAGAATTTGGAATATTGGACTGAGTTGCCAGAGTTTGAAGAAATGGAATTAGTCATGTATATTGATCCAGCTATTAAAGCTGGGAAGAGAAATGATTATTCAGCGATTACAATACTTGGACAGCATCGTAAAACGAAGCAACGATATGTAGTAGATGGCAGTATTTATAAAATGTTACCTGATGATTTATTTCAAGAAGTGATTCACAAATTATCAACCTATCCTGTAGATAAAATTGGATTTGAGACGAACCAAGCACAGAGTTATATGAAGCAGAAGTTTGAAGAAGAGTTATGGAAGGAGAAGATTTATTTACCGATTCAAAGCGTCCATACGAAAGGAAACAAACACGAGCGAATTATTAGTCTTGAGCCAGATGTGAAAAAGGGACATATCTTATTCAATCAATCGAATATCAGGTACAACAATCAAATTAAGGATTACAATAAACACTGTAAATTTGATGATGCACCTGATAGTTTATATGGTGCAGTTCAGCTGGTGCAGTCGGTGAAGAGTTTGAAGTTTTATGATCGGAAGTTGTTATTTTAGTTCTTATACCTATAAGAACAATAAACACACCTTAGACCACTTTCTATTTGAAACTTCACATAATAATCACAACCTTTGCAGTCAGAACTAATAATAACAGGATTATCTGTCAGCGGACAATCATCAAGGTTGTCAACCCGTATCGTGTACTTTTGATTTGAAGGATGATGACTCATTTATTATTCCCTCCAATATAATATTTTAGTTAAATTATACCACTTTTAAAAAGAGAGGAGAAATAGTTTTGAAGATTACTAACCAACTTATACTAGAATGTTTCAAAGAACTAAACAAACAAGTATTATCCAAGCAACAATATAAAGATTACTACGAAGGCAATCATAAAATTCTTCGAGATTATGCGATGCAAGATAGCCGAAGCAATCGCAAGTTAGTGTTCAACTATCCACGTAAATTTGTCGATAATGAAACAGGATATTTGCTCGGCAAGCCAGTGAACTACATATCGAAAACAGACAATAGTGACATCACCGACAAAATCGACCTTGAGATGAGTCATTGGGATAAGGAACATAATATACAGCTTCGGAAACAAAGTGAGATTTACGGTGAAAGTTATGAATTGCATTATGTGAATCAAGAAGGGGAGTTCAGTGCGACAATACTGACTCCTCTTTCTTGTTTTGTGTTGGAAGATGGTACAGCCGATAGAAATGTCATGTTGGCGTTGCATCGTTTTACGAAGCCGTTTGATCAAAAACAATATTTGGATGTCTATACCGATTCGGACATTCTCCATTATGAAATTGGTAATGAAGAACACGGGCAGGGAGAAGAGAAGGTTAAACTAATTCCTCTAGGCAAGCATTCGCATATTTTTGAACGAGTGCCGATTATCTCTTGTCCAGCGAATAGTGAACGAAAGAGTGGCTTTCACGATTTAATTTCATTATTTGATGCGTATAATGCGTTGAACTCTGATTTAGTCAATGAAATCGCCGATCATCGTAATGCATATCTTGTCATTGAGAATGCAAAAATTGAAGAAGAAGATTTAGTGAATATGAAAAAGATGGGGATTATTCAAGTGCCGAGTGGTGGAAAAGTGTCATGGCTCACAAAAGAAATCAATGATTCGTTTGTAAAAAATGAGTTGGATAATTTGGAACAGAAAATTTATGACTTGATGGATGAAGTCAATTTTAATGAAAGTTGGAGTTCCAATACTTCTTCATTAGCCATCCGAAATAAGTTATTAAATTTAGAAAATCGGGTCAGTATGCGTGAAGCGATTATGGAAAAAGTGATGAAGCAGCGATTGAAAAATTTCTTTACCTATTTAAGAAAAAAGGAAGGTAAACAGTATGACTATCGGGATGTGTCGGTGAAGTTTACTCGCAATCTACCAACCGATTTAGTTGGATTAGCGGATGTCATTGTAAAGCTACAAGAAGTATGTTCGCAGGAAACGCTATTGTCGCTGTTACCGTTCATTGAAAATCCAAAGGTGGAAGTTCAAAAGTTTCATGTCGAACAAAAGCGACTTGTACCAAAGGATGAGTCCATTGAAACATAAAAACAAAATCAAACGTCTTGTAAAAAATCATTGTGCTAGTTA